CGGTTCTTCAAAAATATAATACACCAAATAGAAACGGTAGATTTTATCCTGAAACAATATTAAAAAGAGAGGCTGAAAATTATAAAAAGGCAATCGCAAAAGGATTATCAACATCTGAATTGAATCACCCTGAATCTTCACTTATTGATTTAGATAGAGTATCTCATATTATCAACGATATATGGTGGGATAAAAATATTTTAATGGGAAAGTTAAAATTATTAACTTCACCAGGATTCCACGAAAGAGGGATTGTTTCAACTAAAGGAGACCAAGCAGCAAACTTAATGAGACAAGGGGTAACTTTAGGTATATCCTCAAGAGGTGTTGGTTCTTTAAAAAAAGTGGGAGAAAGAAATGAAGTACAAGATGATTTCGAATTAATTTGTTTTGACTTAGTATCATCACCATCAACGCCAGGAGCTTATTTGTTTTCCAATCCTGAAGACCGTGATAAATACGAAGAAAATTTAGACGAAGAAAGAAAAATTAAACAACAATCTACGGGAATGGACAAGTCTATTGACTTAATGAAAAAATTAAACGATTTTTTAGGAAAATAAAATTATGGACGAAAAATTCTTTGTAGCAAAAATTCAGTATGATTTACCTGATGAAAATTCAGGAAAAATTAAAAAAATTAGAGAAGAAAAACTTGTTAAAGGTTTTTCAGTAACGGACGTTGAAGCGAAAGTTACAAAACGATACGAAGGTTTTACACACGATTGGAGAATAACTTCAGTGTCTGAAAGTAAAATCGATGAAGTAATTGAAAGTTAAATAAAGTGGTCTCTGACCACTTTTTTTATTTATGGGCATATTTATAGTAAATTAAAAAATATGTTATTTAGCGTAAGTTTACAATCAAGTGGAGTTGGAAGTGCAACATTAGTAAGCGGTAATACATGGGGAGACTGTGTATCATGGGCGGAGGGTACAGGAAAGGTTATTCAATCGATTAACATTCAACAACAAATTTTAATACTTGTTAACTCGTCTTCAGATGAGTCATATAGTGTAGGATTAAAAGATACAATTACTAATTCATTATACACTTATATCATCTATGATACGTATTCTAATGTTGATAAATGGGTAGAAGCACAACCAGATATGGAGGTTCAAAATATATCACTTCAAAAAAGAACGTTTGTTCAACTATAAAAAATCAACTTTTTTCAAGTAAGATACTATTTATCATTAAATAATTAAAATTTTTCATGCAAGATACTAAGAAAAATCCAGTAGAAGAGGCTCTAATTCAAATGAAAAACGTTGAAGAAGCGATAGCCGAAAATGCAAAAGGAATACTTGCCGCTACAATGAAGCAAGAAATCAATCAATTAGTAAAAGAATCTCTTTCAGAACAAACTGACGATGAGGTTGACTTAGATGCTGATATGGATACTGATGACGAAGACATGGATGTTGACACAGATGTTGACATGGACATGGATTCTAACGATGTTGACATGGATGCAGATAATGTGGATGATGTGGACATGGATATGGACACTGACTCCGAAGATTCTCCGATAGATTTAACTGACGCATCTGACGAAGAAATTCTTAAAGTATTCAAAGCTATGGGTGAGGAAGATGGTATCATCGTAAAAAAAGATGGTGGCAACGTTCACTTAAAAGATAATGATGCTGATGTAGAATATCTAGTTAAACTTGGTGAGTCTGAAGAAAAACCCTTAAACAAAAAAATGAAAATTAAAGAACAACACGACGTTGATACACAAGATGTAATTGACGCAATTTTCTCAAAAGATGGTAAAACTTCAGATTTTGATGTTGACCAAGCTTATGATGATAAAGATGATGAAATCATGTATGAAATAGAATTTGACGAATCTGAAGAAGAGGAAGAAGATGAATCATATATGGATGAAGCTGATGAAATGGATGAAGCTGATGAAATGGATGAAGCTGATGAAATGGATGAAGCTGATGAAATGGATGAAGCTGATGAAATGGATGAATCTTACAACTCAATCAAAGAGGCAAAAAAATTAGGAGTAAAAAAACCTAAAGGTGTTGGACTTGGTCATGGCCCTAAATTTTCTTATAAATCATCTGGTAAAGGTGGTTTTAAAGAAGATAAAAAAGAAGGACCCAAAACAATGGGAACTGGCAAGGCTAAATTCGAATACAAGAAAGGAGAAAATATGGAAGGAAAATCTAAAGTTATCAAAAAGGCAGAAACGAAAGAAGAAGCAAGAACTTTAGGAATGGGTAGTAATTTTAGAAAGGGTGGTTTACCAAAACCAAGAGCTCATTCTAATGCAAATACTGCTATCAAAAAAGAATCTGTTAATGCGGAAGTTACAATGTTAAGAGAAAAAAATGAAGAATATAGAAAAGCATTAAATGTTTTCAGAGAAAAACTTAATGAAGTTGCTATTTTCAATTCCAACTTAGCATATGCAACAAGATTGTTCACTGAACATTCTACAACTAAAAAAGAAAAAATTAATATTCTAAGAAGATTTGACAATGTTGAAACTTTAAAAGAATCTAAAAATCTTTACAAGTCATTAAAAGACGAGTTGGTAAAAACAGAATCAAAACCAATGAACGAGTCAGTAGAAGTTAAATTAAATAAACAAGTTTCTTCTGGTTCTTCAACAACCTTAATTGAATCAAAAACTTATGAAAATCCTCAATTCTTAAGAATGAAGGATTTAATGGGTAAATTAGGTTAATAAAATAAATAAAATAAAAAACAAATACTAAAAATGGGAGCATTATTAGAATCAGGTCTTGTTGGTAACATCGGTCTTAAGCACCTTAAAGTTATCAAAGAAGATACAATCAGCAAATGGGACAAATTAGGCTTTTTAGAAGGTCTTAAAGGTCACATGAGAGAAAACGTAGCACAATTATACGAAAACCAAGCATCATTCTTAATCAACGAAGCTTCATCTACATCTGATACAGGTGCATTTGAAACTGTTGTATTTCCAATCGTGAGAAGAGTTTTCTCAAAATTGTTAGCTAACGATATCGTTTCAGTACAAGCTATGAACTTACCAATCGGTAAATTATTCTACTTTGTACCAAATATTCAACAATATGAAGTAGGTGGTGGTCAAAACGACAACACTGGTATTCATTATTCACCTTTTGGAGCACCAAACGGTCCAGCATCACCTAACGCAGGTTATGACTATAACACTGGTAGAGACCTTTACGATAGATTCTACGAAGGTGCTGAACCAGCATTAGACCCTCCAGGTTTATATGACTATTCTAAAGGACAATTCAGTTCTATTACATCTGCAAACACTTCAGTTGTTACTGCACAATGGAATAGCACAACATTGAATTTAGAACCAGCAGCTTACGCATTAACTGATTACAGAAAAGTATTAGTTATCATGTCAGGTTTTGCATCTGATGGAGCTGGTAAGTTAATTGGTCCAGACGGTCAACCAATGGATACAGAATCTTTCTTAGCAGATTTAACAATCTACGGTGTTTCTACAAACACTACAACTGCAGGCGGTGGTCCTTACTTATTCAGAGTTGTAACTCAAAGATATGGTAAAGGTATCGTTCAATACGGTAACAACAACCAAACATTAGTATTCCCTAACTCATTAACTGATGGTGGTCAATATGACAACATCTGTGATGCACAAGGATTCATCTACTTAGAGGTTGATTTACAAGTACCAGTATGTATTACTTGTGGCGGTTCTATGGACGGTTACACAGGTTCTACATTCTCTTCTTCTACAGCGACTAACAACGCGTTCTCAGCTACTTATAGAATCTATAAGAACTTAGAATTTGAAGATAAAATTGGTGAGGTTTCATTTGACTTAATGTCAGTAACAGTTTCTGTAACTGAAAGAAAATTAAGAGCACAATGGTCTCCTGAAATGGCTCAAGACGTTGCGGCTTTCCACAACATCGACGCTGAAGCTGAATTAACAGCATTATTATCTGAGCAAGTTGCTGCTGAAATCGATAGAGAAATCTTGAGAGATTTAAGAAAAGGTGCAGCTTGGAATTTAAGATGGGATTACAACGGATGGAAGAGACTTGGTGGTCAGGCACAACCTTACACACAAAAAGACTGGAACCAAACGTTAATCACAGCAATCAACCAAATTTCTGCACAAATCCATAAGTCTACTTTAAGAGGTGGTGCTAACTGGATAGTTGTTTCTTCTGAAATCAGTGCTATCTTTGATGACTTGGAGTATTTCCACGTTTCAAATGCAGCTCCTGAGCAAGACCAATACAACATGGGTATTGAAAGAGTTGGTACATTAGCTGGTAGATACCAAGTTTACAGAGACCCTTACTTCCCACCAAACCAAGTGTTAATGGGTCACAAAGGTACTTCTTTGTTAGATACAGGTTACATCTACGCACCATACGTTCCATTACAACTTACTCCTACAATGTACAATCCGTTCAACTTCACACCAATCAAAGGTATCATGACTAGATACGCTAAGAAGATGGTGAACAACAGATTCTACGGTAGAATCACAGTTGATGGCGTAAGAACATTCGACTTAAAAGAATTGAGATAATCTATTCTTTAACGATACAAAAAGGGTCCTCAAAAGGGACCCTTTTTTATTTACAACAATTTATTGTAGAATATATTTATTATTAGATTTTAGTTTATCAGTCCCCAGCCATAATAAGCTGTTGAATATTCACGGATATAAAGGTATTGGTAACGTAGTCATAAGCTAATATAAAATTAAAAAAACATGAATTACGCAACACAAGTGGGCAAACCGACTGCGCACATCACAAAGAAAAAGTCACGTCTAAAGGTCTATAATGGCCACATTGTCTTCTTAAATGATAAAGACAATTTTGAATTTGAAATTCACAATCCTAAACAAAAATCGGTTCTCTGTAAGATTAAATTAAATGGTGAATACATTTCCACAAGTGGTGTTGTATTGAGACCAGGTCAGAGAGTGTTTTTAGAACGTTTCCTTGACTCAAATAACAAGTTTGAGTTCAGTACCTATAAAGTAAAAGACACGTCTGAAAACAGGTCTGCAATTGATTTAAATGGTGATGTATTAGTTGAGTTCTATGACGAACAATATATTAGTAATAATTTTTTATATGTAGGTAGTAATAGAACCATTTATGGTAGTCCAAGTACAACT